TTTATTATTTTTCGACAACATTATAAACTCTGACTCTTCTACGGATAGCAGCATCAGACATGTTGATCGGTTCCTCATTACATGTAAAAACCTTAAATATACCAGCAGGTATTACGGCAACACTGTGACGACAGTGTAACGCACGAGTATTCTCAAAATCAACAAAATGAATTTGAGAAGTAACCGGATAATGTCTAATATCGACATCATCGAAGATAATACTCTTATGACGCCCAACATCAAATTGCTTCAATTGATCAACATGAGATATAAATAGACATGGCTTAGGCATATTGATCTTAGCCCACGTGGTCTTTCCACAACCACTGGCTCCTTTCAAAATAATACATTTGTGTAACTGAGGATCAAATTTAAATTCCTTCAATGACGCACACATGTCACCAGTATGCACATCATCAGTCAAGGTATATATATCGGAATGATATGTGTTCCATAACCAACATGCATAGGGGAAAGGGATTCTTTTTCCAACACAGAAGACCATCCAATCTGCCTGACACGAAGTGTCAATACAGATTTTCTTAATATCAACTTTCGATATTTCAGAGTCGGAAGTATCTGGAATTTCAAGGAAATCACCATCCTTCTTGACATACGTCTTACAGGCTGCCCAATTGCGCGGATCTTGTTTGTTAGGGTGTTTCTCAACAAAATCAAGCCAATTGACTGACTGTCTCTGCGTGGTTTTAAATTCAACGCACGCATGGAGGTGTGGATTGCCATCGGCATGCAACTCACGGCAAACAACATAGTAAGATAAAGGTGCTCTTCCCGACAAAAAGTCAACAAGCTGTTGAGGTTCAGCATCGCACTGGGGGTACGTAAGGAAGAATCGCTTTCCATTATAGAATGAGGGCATTGGTGGCTTAGACTGGCATTACCAGGGTTCAACTCTATGGAGCTCTGCGAGCCGCTAAAATTATTACTCTGCAAACGCGTTATATGTAATAGGCGACAGCGGGTGTCGCAAAAAAGTATTTTATTCTAACATTTGTTTATACCAGACATTTCTGGCTTCAACACAACTAGCAATATCATTTTTCAACTCCGCAATTTCGTCGTTGAGGGCATTAATAGCCTTTATTGCTTCTCTTGTTCTTTTTTCTTTCTTTTTCTTGATGCTAACACACCGCCCGCAGATAATTGGACATCCAGAAAAATTGGTGAATGGTAGGTTTCGAACCTACACCTCCCAAACTCTAGACAAATTAGTTTACCATTAAACCACGCTGACAGAGTAACCATCACATTTTTATTTCTTTTTATAACCAAATCTTTTAATTAAGGATCATTAAGTGTGATTTGATACAATTGCCCAATCGCTGCTGGGACTTTACCAGTAGTCAAATAAACACCAACCTTTCTATTAATTTCATACGCGAGAGCGATGTTCTGAGCAGCATTAACATTGATAATATCTTCCAATGCAATAATAGAACATTTTCCAGGAATATTCAACGTATAGTTATTTCCAATACGAGTATCAGAATAAATCAACTTAATAAATTTCAAAAAAGCCATACTTTTCTTCCAATTTAACTTATCCATCTTAATTGCACCGGGTTCTAAACGAATCTTAGAACTTTTAACGCAATTAACAAACATCTTTGGCTCAATCGGTTCCCGGTAAGCAAGATGAGTAAATGAAGCACCCCGGGCAAGTAATGACCCGGTGTTGTCAAGCATACGATCTAATAGCACAGCACGACCTTCAATGTTATTGGTTTTAATATACGGAACACCGCCACGAAATTGATAACTCCGACCAACTAAAGGATTGTTGGTCACGTCTGTAGCATCTGCTGATGCATCAGCACCAAGAGTACGATTCTGAATTTTCAATTCAGACTCCGAATACAAATGACAACTGGTATTCATCAAATTCAACTGGCCTAATATACGATAAGTAGTACCTAACGTACTAAAATCTAACTTTGCAACTTCTAAACGAGTTGGCATAGCCTCACTTGCACCAGTAGCATATGCCTGCAAGGCAGTCATCAACCCAGACCAAGTGCCGGTAACACCGCCAGCTACGTTACCGACTATAGTAAAAATAGAATCAGAAGCAACTGTGTTATAAGATATTTGCGCTTCCGCAATAGTATCAGGATTGGTAGTATACAAATTAAATTGATACGTCACAGCTGATCCCGCGATACCATATAGCGGAGTTACCACGTTGTCTATAGACAACCGGGAAATATCCCAAAGCAATTTACGCAATAAAGACATTGCTACAAATTCCAATGCTTGAGCTCCGCTAATGGCACTATGACCAACATATAAAACATCAGGGTCACCAAGTGTTCCATTGACTTCGGTCGTATGCACAAATCCTTTAGCAATATACTTCGTAAAAGGAGATTTGGAATTTCGCCCTTTACGAAATTTACCCTTATATGAACCTGTAGTACGATAAACTGCTCGTCTTTTCACAGGTCTCATCACAACTTTGGTAGGTTTATACACAGGAGGCTTACTCAAATACTTTTGAGTTTGCTTATAACCCTGGTGAAAACCTTTGCCAAAATCATAGACATTTTTGGCATACTTCAAATATTTGTTATATTTTCCGTACCCCATAGAGGCAGAACGAGGTCTTTTACCCATGTAGGAGGAGAGGCCCCCCCGTAATATTATAGGGGGGGCTTTGGTTTTTTCCCGGCATATATTTCTGAAATTTCAGAAACCTATGGTCCTCCTCCACAGTATTAAATAGAGGGGAGGAGGAGGAGAGTATCTTAAAAAGATATACTATTTTATTATTTTTCGACAACATTATAAACTCTGACTCTTCTACGGATAGCAGCATCAGACATGTTGATCGGTTCCTCATTACATGTAAAAACCTTAAATATACCAGCAGGTATTACGGCAAC